CTGTATACAGTGTTGTAGCCGATGTAGATGTTAAATCTGCTTTTTTATTTACAAATGAATTAGCCAAAGAAAAAAGCCTCCACCTCTGATTCGTCTTTTAAATCTTGTTGATAAGTAGTGTTTAATTTTTGTACTATACTATCCACATCTCTTACAAAAGACTGTTGAGTTTGTTGATCGTATTCTACGTTTGGTTGTGTTAATGATTGTACTATTCTTGCCATTATCTTCTTCCATCTGGTTGATAATCAATTCTAAATGTACCTAGTTTCCAAAACTGACTTGTACTTGTGTTATCTATCTTTAATGATATTGATCTAGCTCTTGCTCGTGTATCAATCTTTTGTGTACCACTTGTTACCGTAAACGGACCAAGCGTTGAACTAGCTGCTGTATCATTTGGAAAATCTCTTAAGTTTAATGTTATTCTCGCGTCCCCCGTTTGTGATAAAAAGTCAGGTATAACTCTTCTTATTTTCATCATAAACTCACCATCACCAGCAAGTCCTTGTTGACCAATATCAAAATCTCCAGATTCAATTGATGCAGTAATTGCAGTTGTTGCACCTTCTTTAACTTGATTTAATCCTGTTTCGTGTTCATAGTAAGTTGATGTGCCATCACTATTACCAAAAATATAATTAACATCTGTTGTAGCAGTTGTGCCATCTGAGTCATATTCTGTTGCATGAGGTTTACCAAATACAGCAGAATCTTGCCACGCGCTTCTTGCTAATGTCCCTGTTGTCCACACTGGTCTTTGAGGAGATGAGTCTAAGTAGTTATAAGTTACAACTCTATTAACTGTGTCTGATCCAGAATTTGGATAAAACCACATAACCTCACCAAACAAGTTATTTAGTCCTGCATTGATGTGTTGCTTAGGAATTGTATTAATATCATCATAAACAAAGTCTTCTACTAAACAAGGTAATGATTCTAATTTACCAGTGTATCTAAAGAAACCATTCTCTGACATCCAGTAAGCTGTACCATCAACCTCTACCGCTGCGTTCTGTCCTATCAATCCACAGTTCGTACCAACCTGTTGAAATGAAAAAGTAAATGGTGGACCAACAAAACGCATAATAAACAATGCTGTATCTGTCCAAATATAAATTGCATCTCTACCTCTAATTGCACCCATAATTTTTGATCCATCTGCTAGTCTTTGTGTGCCAGCAGTATTAGTTGCTGATGGTGTATATGTATTGATATCTTCTTGAGATGAAAATCTTATAAACATTGGATCTTGTGTAGAAGATGTGCCAACAGTTGTTTCTGTACCAAAAAATATTAAGTGTCTATCTGGAGTTGATACAACACTAAATGCTGACGCTGTTGGGGCATTAGTTATAATTGTTGCTCTTGTATCTGTAGCGCCCGTTGGATTTGAGTTCCATTCAAAACTTTCACCTCCATTAATTGTTGCAATAAGTTTATTACCTAAATTATCTAACGACCATAAACCTGGTGCTGTTACAATGTCTCCAGATGCTGCAGCGTTCCATGCAAAAAAGTTTGATGCATCGGTTACCGTATCACCACTTGAGTGTGATGCAGCTGTTGTTCCACTTGCTCCTCTAGTTAGTCCTGATAATGTTCCACCACTATTAGTTGTGTATGTAATTAGCTCATTATTTATGATAACTGTTCCCGATGATGGAAATGAGGTAGAACTTGCCATAGTTAAAGATGTTACACTTGTATTAATTGATGATGATAATGTAGATGTAAATTGACCTGATTTAAATCCACTCCAAGGTCCAAGACCCCAACCAGTAGATGCAACCTCAACTGCTGGTCCAACTGGATAGTAATGTTTAACTCTAATACCACCAGATGTTGATGCACCTGATCCTGATTCATTTGAACCAACGTTAATAGTAAGTGTAGTATCTGTTGGAATACTAGTTACCATAAATTTATTATCGTCAAAGTTGGATGAGTTAAAATTAGAATTAGTTATAGATGTAAAATTATCTAATAGTATAATGTCATATTGATTTATATTATGAGCAGACGAAAATGTTAAAGTTACAACTGCTGATCCATTAGTTGTAGAAAAAGCGCTTGTTAATGTTGTAGTTGCTTTAATTGGATGTATGTCATAAAATATACCACCAGAGTATGCGTATAAAATTCTATTTGTACCTAATGCTGCATACTTAATACCTGATGTATTTACAAAATGATGAATAGCTGTATTACGACCAGTGATATCGACAGAGCCTAATTGTGCCCAACCACCTATTTTTTCAGGTGACTGATATCTAAAACGAACATTGTCTCCTGAAACCCATTGACTCTCGCCGCCTGTTGATGTGACTTGTTTATTAAAGCCTGGTGCAAATTTTACTTTTTGTAGCATAAAAAACCTATTAATAATAAGGCAGGAGATGGTGTGGTGGAATCTCCCGCCATATTATTATATACAATATTATTTAGGTAATTTAAAGCCTTGAAACCAAGAAGGCAACCCTAAAAAAGGTCTTTTATCGTATAGATTTTCTTTTGCTATTTTTGAACCAGCTTTATTGTAGTGTAGAAATACTTGTGCACAATTATTTCCTGTAAATTCTTCTCGCCAATGCTCTAAATCACAACCAGAATATATTAACATATCACCTGGTGCAAGGTCTATTTTAATGCCAGCTTGACCTTTTCTACCTGTTGGGTCTAAATATATTGCCCATGGATCACCACCAAGATTTAATGTAGTTGATACTTCACAACTTATTCTATCTGTGTGTCTAACTAAAATATCGCCTTTTTTATATAACCTAGCATAAGAATATGTTTCTAATAATTTTAAACCTGTATTTTTTTCCATTACAGGTTTTACTTCTTGTAACAAAGTTTCCATTACAATATCACTATAATGTGAATATGTATTTGGCGCTTGTTTATCATTCCATACACCATAATATTCTGTAAAAGGTGATAAGTATTTTTGATCAAATAAAAATCTTGCAACTTTTCTTTTGTTTAAAAAATACTTGTAAACAAAGTCTGCTAATTCTTTTGAAATAACGTTTTTTAAAACTGTATATTTATTTTTTTTGAATGACATTTTTAATTATATTTTTTCCTATTAATTTTCTATTTAATTTTATAAAATTTTTTATGTAATCAGGTTTATTTTTTAAAGCATTAGTTTCTAAAGTAGTTTGAATAATTGCTTTTTTCATATTATCATTAGGTTTTGACATTTAACACTCCTTTTGGTATAGCCTGACAATTCCAATGTATAAACCTAAAAGGTTCATATCCCATATCCACCGTGTATAGATGGGGCATATAAGAGGGAAAAAATATCATTCTTCCAGGTCGAACATCATAACTTATCTGATTGCTTGCATAACTTATTTTATTTATGTCTTTTTGAGGTAAAAGATTCATTAAATTACCAGGTCGTGGATCCTCAAACATTGGTCTAGATGTTGCATTACTAGCTTTTAAAAAACAAAAACCAGATATGTGACCATTCCAATGAGTATGTAAAGTATGGTGTCCACCACCTTGTTTAGCAAATTCTTGAACCCACATTTCAGTAATAAAAATTTGAAAATTAGATAAATCAAACCCCATTTCATCTAATAAATTATAAGATGTTGCACCTATATATTCTTGTAATTGTTTAAATTTAGGGTCACCTATTAAAGTTGTTGAATGAAACACATGCCCCATATCTCCTTTATTTCCATATTTTTTATTTCTTTTATTGATAGATTTTTGCATATTTTTTTTAGATTCTTTAATATAAGAATCCGATGCTTTGTTTAATTTATCAACAAACGCAGGCTCATCAGCGAACCATATAGGGCATTGAAAATATTCTTCTCTAGCTAAAGATTTAGGATAATTAAGTTTTTTCATTTAAAAGGCCATCCTAAATTCCATATAACTAAACTATATCTTGACCCTTTTTTAACAGGGCATACTCTATGCCATACATGTGATGGAAATACAACTAAAGATCCTTTAGGAAGTATTTCTGTGCATTTTTTAATATTTGATTTTTTATCTGGATCTCTATTTCTAAAATCAAATTCTAACTCACCACCTTTATATTCTTTTGGGTCGGATAATGTTACTGTTACAGATAACTTTCTAATTCTGCCATGAGAACTAAGATCATTTGGTTTATTATAAGCGCTTTCCCAACTATCACAATGCCAATCATAATACTGTCCCTTATTATATTTTGTAAATTGACAATTTTCAGAAAAATCCCATTCAAAATTCCAACCTGCATTTGTATTTGCTTGATGGATATAAGGTTGTATTTCTCTATAAATCCATCTATCATTCATCCAAACAACATTAGAATTTCTTTTCTTTTTTAAATCTTTAATTTGTGCTTGATTTAATTTTTTAGAATCTCCATAACCACCTGTGGTAGCCAAAGCATCTTGTAATTGTTTCCCATAACGTACAATATCATCACAAATTCTATTTGGAATTGCTGATTGAAAATACCAATAATAATTACTTAAATTCATAAACTTTCTTATATCAAGTTATATTTTAAATATATAATAATGTAAAGTATAATAAAAAATTACTAGAATGTTACAGTATTAGTACCTGACACTGTAAATGTTGCAATTTTAGCTCCATCTGGTGCACATGATACTGTATTAGTACCAGGCGAAACGGATACACTTGCACCTGAAGGAAATCTTAATATTACAATACCTGATCCACCAGCACCACCAGCTACGCCCGAACCGTTATTAGGTCCACCGCCGCCACCACCAGTATTAGCTGTTCCTGCAACTCCTGCTCTACAAGAACAAGGAGAATTATAGGCTGCACCTGTACCTCCACCACCACCTAATCCTCCACCACGGGGTGCACTTCCTGGATCGTTTCCACCTCCAGCTCCACCACCGCCAAAATAATAGTATGAACCACAGCTTTGTCCTGCAGTACCCATAGCGTTTGGAAATCCACCTCCAGCTCCTCCAGGGGCCACATTTCCTGTATTAGCAACAGATCCAGCAGCCATAAAACCTCCGCCGCCACCTGCGCCGCCGTCTCCACCACTTCCTGGTCTAGCACCACCAGGGCTACCTTGATCTGGAGATACGGGAGGAGTATTACCAGCTCCAGCAGTTTTATTATAACCACCTCCTGAAGCACCACCACCCGATCCTCCAGAGTTTCCTGGTGCGCCACCACCTGGTGTATGACCACCATCTCCACCACCTGTTGCTGTAATATCTTCAAAACTTGAATTACTTCCTCTTGACGTTCCTGGGTTAGGTGCAGGGTGTGATTTAGCAGCAGAACCAGCGCCTACTACTACATTGAAAGTTCCTGGATATAAATTAAATGCAGAAACACAAGCTGTTCTTGGGGCTGCAGGTGCACATCCTATTGTATAAGTTGTTGAAGAAGCTCTAACACCTCCAGCTCCTCCACCACCACCTGAGTTACCACCAGGAGTTGCTCCAGCTCCACCACCAGCTACAACTAAATAATCTATAGCAACTTTTGCTATAGGCCACGTTGAAGCATTACACTTACCTGCTGTTAAAGCAGCCATATGAGTTTTTAAATTCCAT